TGAACCGGAACCAGAACCAGAACCAGAACCAGAGCCTGAACCGGAACCAGAACCAGAACCAGAACCAGAGCCTGAGCCTGAACCAGAGCCTGAGCCAGAACCTACGGGTATAACATTGCTTCAATTTTTCAATCTGGTCGATACCACGGTAACAGACCCAACACCCCCACACACTACAGCAATTCATAAATATTCCTATAACGGGGGACAGCACCAAGGTACGTATCGAATTTATCAACAGGGGAACGCAGAATATCATTTCCATCACTTAGGATCCGATGCCTTAGCATTCACTATTAGTAGAGACACGGGTGGCAATGATCCAAAAATTACAATGACTTTTGATGCAGGCCATATTTTGTATACAAGTAATGGTACATGGCAAGGCGATATTAATTCACAAAGATCAAGTGCATTGCCTAATTTTGGAAGTACTTTCCAGGAAGTAACTATTACAGTAGATACTGTACCGGAACCCGAACCCGAACCAGAACCAGAACCAGAACCAGAACCTGAGCCATATACTTATCTAGATAGGCCTATAACTTCAATTCAAGTTTTATGTCAAACAATAGAAGAAGCATTAAATGATAACGCACACGTAGGTTATAATTATACTAATAATTTACTAGAGCCGGATTTAGTATTAAATTTAACAATTGGTATGTCTATAAGCGTAGTTAATGGTCATATACTATCTATATTTGAATGTATAAATGAACATGGGTCTAAGAATCATATTGGTTTTGTAAAACAATTGTTAAAATCAACATTAATTGCTTACCTTAAAACAAATTCTTATAATTTTAACCAATTAGGTTGTGTAAATAAGAATGGATCTACATGTGCTAATTTTAAACAGTCAATTTGTAATATATATAATACTATTGGATTCTCAAATCCGCAAAATTGGCTTTGTAAACATTCTTGTTCAACTTTATTTCATGCAGCACGCTTGGTTAATTCAACATATGCTGATGTATCAAATAGAACAGCATTGCCTTTATCTATGGGTAAAGAAATGGTATTAGATATGGCATCCTCTGGATCCTCAGATATTCTATCTAGAGTTTCAGATCTAGAAAACGGTTTAGTAGTTGCTGAAGTAGAAGATACTAATGCTAATTCTACTTATACACTATCTACTGTTTATGATTCTAATAAAGTATTATATATACCATTTGAGTCTCAGACCCCGACTCACGATATGAATGTCACATTTACTATGCAAACTTCTGATGGAGTAAATATTATAACAAATGTAATACAAGAAGTAGGTAGTTCTAATGTATTAGTAACTTGTACTATTAATGGAACTGAATATTCTAATTCCGGTGTAGATTTAGTAAGTATCCCCGTTGGAGATTATGGAACAATTGTTATAGAATCAGGTTCTATTTTAGCTGATCTCCGCGCGGTCAACGCTATCATATCACCTATATGTTTTATGAAAGATTCAATTGTTAAAACAGATCAAGGTAATATGAAAATACAAGAAATAAATGAGAAAATAAATACAATTAATGATGAAAAAATTATTACAATTACTAAAACAGTTCATCCGGATGATTACTTAGTTAAACTAGAGAAAGGTGATATTTCAGATTGTGTCCCCGATAAACAAACCATTATGTCTCCTCAACATAAAGTATTATATAATAATAAATTAATCCCTATTATGGATATGCCAATGGTTGAATATCCTGGTAAAAATATGATAAAAAATAATAAAGATGTTTTATATAATATATTAACTGAAAATTATACAACTATGATTGTAAATAATATTGTTAGTGAAACATTAGATAATGAAAATACAACTTCATTAATATATAGATGTCTACAAAATGCTTCTAAGAAAGAAAGAATTGAAACATTTAATAAATATTCAAAAATATCTAAGTTTATACATAAGAATACTATAAAGAGAGAAATTCCATTTAAGAAATATTAGTTAATTTTGAAGGAACACCTGCATGTTCTAAATCACATTCATCATATTTAGGAAATGGTAAATCTTGAACTAAATCTAGAAATCCAGTTATTGTATCATTACATTCCATCCCACCAAATTTAATAATTTGTTGGAGGAGAAATTGAGATTTTAAGGCAGCTGTTTTCCATTTCATTATATCTGATTTTCTATCTTTAATATAAATACTTTTAACTTCACTTTTGATATAAACAATTTGTAAAATATCATCGGGTTCTACACTACTAATATATTGTTCTTCTCCATAATATGATTTAGTTATCATAATTTTTGAATCTTTTTGCATCTTAAATTTTTTGCTTTTAAAAACTTCAATATAGTTCATAAATACAATATCTTTTACACTTTGTCTCTGGTCAAATCCAGAGGCAATAAAATAAGCATAGACTTCATAATCTGCCTTATTAATTATTTCAATAGTTTGATACATAGACATTTCTTCATTAATAAAATATTGTTGAAGATTTCTAGCTACCCTTTCGTCATTTTCAATATTAGGATTATTTCGGTTTTCATTACTAGTATTCCTGGGATTAGGGGCATGAGGTGGTGATGGTGCGTTTATATGTTCTGGTGTGCTCGGTGGTTCTACTAAAGGACAAGTTCTAATATTATGGCCAGCTTGTCTACATCTTGAACACACCATTTTATATTAGTATTAGTATTTGTATTAACTTATGAATTTTTAAAGTTTTTTCAAATTATCTAACGACCAGATAAGGTATCAATTATACTTACAAATAGATTTATTATATCTAAATATAGATTTATAGATGCTAAAACATAATCATTTTTATTATAATGTATTTTTCTATTATTTCCACCAACTATTTGCTGAGTATCATATATAATATAGAATGAGAAGATAATAGAACCTAATATTCCATATATTATTTCTTTAAAAGGTAAATTTATAAAACTAACCATAAATCCAAATATAATAAGTCCAATTAATAATACAAGTAAAATATTACCTCTGATAGTATAATCTATTTTAGTTTGTATAGCATATAGTATTAATCCAGAGAATAAACCTAATGTAGTTATACCTGATAATAATAATATATTTATTGGAATAATAGCACCTAATAATCCCATATTATAAACCATTAATAATGTAAATAAAGATAACATTATCCAATTATTTGGATAATCTCTATAATTATTAGGTTGACAATAAAGCATTATAATTATTATAAATAACATCATATTTGTAATAGTATATACTGTTTGACCATTTTGACTTAGCATATAATCATGAAAAACATTATATTGACTACATAAGCCTATAAATATACTAGTTAATAATAATTGAATCCATAATATTGAATATACTTTTGATATAAATTTAGGTTTATCTTCTGAATGAATATATAATGGTTCAGCAAAAATTATATCATTTATACTATTGTTTTGAATTAATGATTCTTCCATAATAAATTAAAATATATCAAATATTCTTAAATAATAATAATATATATATATATATATATATGCCTCGTAGCAAAAATTTAACAGTTAGGAGAAATAGAAATATAGAACGTTCACCTTCGCGTTCACCCTCACCTCATAGAGATTGGGAAGATATTTATCAAAAAAAAACTAAAAAAAATTCATGTCAAAGTTGTATTATATATACATTATTAGTATTTATTGGATTAATATATATATCTGGAATTTTTGATTATGGTAAAATGATAAATGATTATATTACAGTTGATGAAGATGGATTAGATATATCTGAAGAATTAGGTGTTGGTTTAATTGAATATGATTCAAATATTGATAGAATATTAAATGATATGTTAAAAAAATGGGGGAACCGCGTCCGCTCACCTGATACGGTTTCATATAATTTAAGATTAAATGATAATATGGAAATAGATAATATTAATCCTTATTTAACAGATATTCGAAAGAGTTTAGATCCCCTCCTTGCTCCTCCTCCTGAAAAACTAGGTGATGCAGAATTTGGATCAAGAAATTTAACTGGTTTTTATGATACGCGAAAATATGCTAAACAACTACGTGCTGATTGGAGGCCATATAAAAATTTACAACAATCATTTATAGACCAAAATGATGTTAATATTATGTTAGAAAAATTTATGCCAAAAATATTATCTATGGCTAATACTGGTATACCAGATAATATACAATTTTCTGGTTTCAGTCAGACTGTTTCTAGAGATCCATTGGGTCCACAGAATTTTCATCAAGATATAGATCAATTAGCAATGATAAGTTCAGCAGCTGCAGACCATGATTATCGAATTATGATATTTGATAGAGATGAAAGATATGATACAAGTTGGACCGAAATAGCTACAGAAATTGATAACAGAAGAGCAGAAAAATTTGTTAAAAGCCAATTCCCTAGATATGATTTTGCTAAATTAATAGATTTTAATATAGATAAAAGTAAATATATTGCTTTAGTTTTTGATAATAATAAAGTATTTCATCGAACACCACCTACTGCCTTCTGGGATTGGGTAACTAATAATATACCAGATAAACGTAGAGTTACACAATTTAGAATAGCATGGGATGATTATGATCAATTAGATTATGAAGATGATTATGATGGAGAAAGATTTCAAGAAATTATGAGTGGTGGTGGTTATAAAATAATGTAACTTTTTAATATTATATATATATATATGGTAAATTTATATGCAAATATAGATTTAGTAGAGATTAATACTTTATTTGCTTTTTTAACACTTGATATGATACATGATTTTCATTCTACATTAAGTAAAAAAAGCGGCTGGGGTCAAGAAGCAGGGCCATTAGATTTTAGAATAGTAAATGGTGGAAGAAAAAAAGGAAAACATTTTAATAAAACGAAAAAGAAAAGAAGAAATAGAAAAAGAAAACACACAAAAAATAAACCAGAAGGTATAGGCAAGTTAGAATATGAATTATTATTAGAAATGTCGCCATTTTTAACAAAAATATTTAATCAATATTCTGGAATACTTAAAAAAAGTAAATTAAAATCAAAGAAAACTTTAAAAAAAACAAGATCAAAAGTATTTGAGGAACCAATTTCACCAAAAATATATGGTGGTATGGATGGATATAGAAGAACTAGTAGAAATACGCGTCCACCTGACCAATTTAGACCAGACGAAGAAATGCATCAACCTCTAGATCCACAAATCCTTCAAGCAAGGAGAGCGGCTAGAAGGGCAAGAATGATTCCTCGGGGAAGTAATTGGAATCCAAGTATACAGAGTGCTTATCAACAACAGATGGCGAGAGATTCTGTTGATATAATAAATAATATGTTAACATCTTTATCAGAAGTATGGATAAATCTTATTGATAATTCAGTAGAAAGTATATTTAAATTCGATATATCAAATTGTGGTTCTCAAGGATATACTAAAAGTAATTATGGTGGTCAAAATGAATCTATGAAAAAACTAGAAGAATTATTAGAAGTTGCATGTAGTGGCGTACAACCAGAAGAGCCTATTAAAGAAATATTTTTAGATGAATCATGGGAAAAAGATGGAGAACAAATTGAAATAAATACTGAAGATTACGATGATAGCAGTGAATTAGATTTAAATTATTATTATGCAAGTAATGGTAATCAAGTTAATAATTTAGATAGGGGGGGGGAAAGGTGTTATTTATCACAAAAATTAGATTCTGGATGTCGTCCTTGTAATCATGCTTCAACTACTTCAACTAATGAAAAATATAGTACAATGAAAGAAGATGTAAATATTTTATTAGAAACAGAAGCACCAAATGAATACAATAAATTAAATATAACATTAAGTGAAGCGACTGGAGTACCTGGCACTGGTACTACAGCTCCTATGACAGGGTTAAAATTTTTAATAAATAATATTGAAATTGAATCTGAATTTTATCATATTAATGGTAGAAAACCCACAATAAATAGTGTTGTTATGGTTATATATGAATATTTAATTTATAAAGTAAATGAATATATTAGAGATAATGGATTAAGATATAATTTAATAGAAGAATTTGAGAATGGTGGAAGATTAACACGTGCTCATTATAGACTATTATATCAAATTGTATCTGAAGAAAATAATATATATGAACCAGGTGAAGGAGGGCATTTACGAGGTGCTGAACGGTCTGGTGAAATTGTTAGATCTTTATTGGGGAGATTCTTATCTAAAGCAGCTGGAGATTTATCTATAGAGCTAGAAATATTATTATCTGGCAATGATAATATTGATTGTGGTTCTTATCCTGTACCATCAGATGAAAATTATGATCAAAGTGCAAATAATATGATATATATTACAGAAGATAGATTATCTTTTGTCCGATTCTGTTATTTAAATAATATATTACAAACATGCTTTAATAAATCAACTAAAAAACATGCTATACTTAGTAGTAGACAAGGTAATCATATTATATCTCCAGTATTAGAATATGAAGAAGAAGATGAAGAAGATGATGGAACAGGTTGTCGTAGATTAGATGGAGAATGTTATACATATCAACAAGTTTTAGATTATTATGGTAGAGATGATTATCAAGCAGATTATTACTGGACTGAAGCTGGACAAGAAGAAGGAGGTATTTGTGACTATGATGAATGTTATTATGATGATGATGATGAAGAAGAAGAAGAAGAAGGAATTATTGATGACGATGATGATGATAATGATATTGATAAAGAAGAAGATGATGGAACTGGTTGTCGTAGATTAGATGGAGAATGTTATACATATCAACAAGTTTTAGATTATTATGGTGGAGATGATTATCAAGCAGATTATTACTGGACTGAAGCTGGACAAGAAGAAGGAGGTATTTGTGACTATGATGAATGTTATTATTAATATATCATTACAAAATTAAAAAATATTATATTTTTTTATAATATTATATATACAATGAAAACTTATACAGAAAAAATAATGCAACGGATTATAGAGAATACAGATACAACAACAAATGTAGGTATGATAATAGCTTCTCCTTCGAATGATCCACCCTATAAGTATCATTGGATACGTGATTCTGCTTTAGTAATGCGACCTATATTAGATATGTATAATAAAACAAAAGATCCTATTTACTTTAAACATATTATAAATTATTTAGAAAATGAAACTAAATTGCAAAATCTTCAAACTTTATCTGGATTAGGTGAACCTAAATATAATATAGATTGTACAGCATATAATGATCCTTGGGGTAGGCCTCAAAATGATGGTCCAGCATTAAGAGGTATTATATTATTTAAATTAATTGATATATTAAAATATAAATATGATACATTAATTGAAAAATTAATATTACCTATTATTACTAAAGATATCATATATATACTGAAAAATTATAAAAAAACATCATTTGATTTATGGGAAGAAAATAATGGATGGCATTTTTATACTAGAATTGTTCAACTAAAATTTATAAAAGAAACAATAAAATATATAGAATATTTTGATATAGATAATGTTCAGTTAACATGTGCTTATGATGAATTATTAACTAGTATAAAAGATCATATTAATGGGGAATCAATAATATCATCATTTGATATAGATGGTAATATAGTTAAATATGAAGATGCTGCTAATATTTTAGCTTTTTGCCATATTGATTATGATAAAGATATCTTAGAACATATTAAATTAGAATATGGAATGCATACTTGTGATAACCTTATTATGTATTTTAGAGATAAATATAAACATGATGAACTTAATTTAATTGGTAGATATAAAGAAGATAAATATTATGATGGTCAAATATGGATTATATGTAGTTTAGCGGTAGCTCAGTTTTATATACATCTATATCAAAGTAGAAATATAGTAAAAGATAAATCACCAATGCACCGTTCTAAATCAAATCCAAACAACAATTTTATAGAAATAGCTAATCAAATATTAGAAAGAATATTAACATTGGATACAGATTTTATATTACCAGAACAGTTTAATCCTATAACAAATGAATTTATTTCAGCAAAAAAATTAACATGGAATTATTCAGAGCTATATTTATTAATTAATCTTTTACATTAAAAAAATTTGAAAAAATAATATTAAATTTTTTAACTTTAAAACAATTACATCGCAATGAACTTTGGCATCACTATTGTTCTTTATGGTATTTATAATTATATCTTCAGTATTTTTGAAAGGATTATTATGAAGATTCATAAATACCTTGATATTGAAAAAATAAATGATATGTTTATGCAACATATCTTAGATCTATATGAAAAGGATCACCCTCATATTTATAGAAAATCACATTTTGATAAGAAAATCAAACTAGGTCTCTTAACAAATGAAATCCCTCCTATTGTTTATGGTGGTGTTGCAACATGGATTGTAAATTTTATTAAAATGTTTGAAGACGATCCAGAAATTGAAGTTATTCCTATCTTCCTAGCTTATAATGATAAACTCCCCAAAGAATGTATGAATAAGTATAAGAATATTCGAGTAATTGACAGAGAAGAAGATATTTATAAAACATTCAAAGATATTGATGTTTGTGTAAATAATCTATGGATTGCTCTAGATACTATTACTAAAATTAAAGAATTATTTCCATCAATGAATATTATATCTGTATGTCATTCTCTAATTAGAATGGAAAATATCACAAACCTTGGATCATGTTATACAAATAATTATAATCAACAGGAAATTACATTTGAAAACTCTGATTATGTAGTCCTAATTAGTAATGCTGAGAAAGAATATTATGATTTATTTGGATATAATAACTTTAAAACAAAAACTCGAGTAATTTATAATAGTTATAAACCTAAATATGATGATGTAGAACTTAAAATTAATTATACTTCTGATGATATTGGATATATTGGGCGACATGTTCCAAGAAAACGTCCTGAAATTCCTATCCGTGCTGTAGATATTCTAAAACGAGTTGATATTAACGTTATTAATATGGGTGTTGACTATGATAAATATGATAATGCTTATTGGAGAATCTTAGAAAAAAAGTATAAAGAACAACTTAATATTATTCCATTTACAAGCGATAAGGATATTAAAGAAAAATATTGGAGCCAAGTTGGAATTAATTGTATTACTGGGATTTATGAGCCATTTGGATATACTATTTGTGAAGCACTTGATAGACGTATCCCTGTAATTGTATCTAATATTGATGGTCCTAAAGAAATTATTGAAGAAGTTAAGGAATATGTAAATACATATGAAGTAGATACTAATAATTATGATAATGATATCATTAATTTTAGTAATGCACTAAAAAAGATTTGGACAATTACACCCGAAGAAAGGAAAGAACGTGCAGAAAGGGCAAGAAAATGTCTAGATAAGTTGCGCCCCGATGTAATTAAAGAAGATTGGAGGAAACTATTCTTAGAAATTCTATAATTTACCATACATTTTCTAATAATCTTGTATAATATAATTTACAAGAATGTTCAAAAACATTAAAACATTTTATTAATGAATAATCCCATAAAACATTATATGAATAATCTTCATATTTAGAAAATTTTTTATCTTCTAATATAATTGATGTTCCAACATGATAATAATTAATAATTGGTATAGCAACTACAGTGTCTCTTTTATTTGATATTCTATAATGTTCGATATTTTCTTTATTATCAAATGATGTTCTCCAATTATAATCGCCTACACGAGGACTCGCAAATGATATAATATTTACTTTATTATCTATTTCATGTCCTAATAAATAACCATATAAAGTAGATAAAGCTCCACCTAAACTATGACCAGATATATATATTTCATAATCTTTATTGTCTATTAAACATTTTTTAATAATATTTGTGATTTTAATATGGTTATCATTATGTGTTAAATGTTTATAAAAACCACCATGAACATATATATTATCTTTTAGTAATTTCTTAAAAAAACTTAAATCATAAGACCAGTCTTTTAAGGATTCTGAACCTCTAAAAATAACTGATATCCTTTTATTAGTATCACTCTTAGTAATAATACATTGTAAATCTGAATCTTTATCATTTATAAATTCAATTACTTCACCTAATGGTGAATTTTCTTTAAAATTAGTTATAATTTGTTTATGAATATCTGATATAGTTAAATCATCTATTCTATTATTATTTAAAAAATCAGTTATATTTTGATCTTTTTCTAATTTGAACTTACTTCCATAGCTATATACTAATAAAGATAACCCCAATAAATCACATATATCCTTATATAATATCATTTAATATATAGTTATATTATTCTTTTATAAAATAAACAATATGGAGATAAAGCTAAAGCATTCTTATTGTCGATTTCTTGTATATTTGTATCATTATAACAAATCCATTTATCATTTTCTTTACAGACAGCATAGTAATGCCCAAAATTCATTCCACCCGATTGAACTGAAAATGATGTTAATTTATAATTATTCGAATTATCATAGTAATTCATATTATATTTATTCATACATAATGATTCAGGGAAATCTATATGGTTATTTATTTTTATAATACGGTTCCCATCGATTCTATATCTTTTTAACTGAATTATTAAAATATCAGATAAATTCCAAAATACATTCTTTTTTTCAGGATTTACATCTTTTTTACATTTATCGCATTTCCATTTATTATTATCATCCAATTTATCTAAATTTACATAATTATCCAAAATATCATATAATTTAGTATCTTTTTCTTTAACATCTAATGTTATAACTTGTATTGGGTCATGATTATATGTTGAATAATTACATTCTGGACAATTAGTAATAGATAATAATTGATTATATGTTTTTTTAACAATATACGAATAACTACTATCAAAGAAAGATTTCCAAGCTTTAATACTTTCAACAGCTATTTTATCATAACTATGTTTAATTTCTCCCTCATATTCCATATTAACTTTATATTCTAAACATTTATGTAATAAATCAAATAAGATAGTCATGAATTCACCTACATCATTTTGTTGAAAATTAATAAAATAATAATTATGTTCTTTTAATTTATCAATAAAACATTTGCAAAAACCCGTTGGATTAACATTTACTTTATCTTCGCTCTTTATTTCTTTTAACATTTTTAACCATTCTTTAACTAAATCAAAATTATTTTTTTCTGACAATATTGATGATTGTTGTAAAAAAGTTTCATCTTCTAAAGTTAGAAAATCCAGATTAACAATACATTGAATAATTGAATTCATGTAACAAGTATTCCCCAGATTAACAATACCATTATTCATATTATATTAGTATATTAGTATATAATTATAATAATACTCTTAAATATATATTCAAATTTAATTACTATAAACTAGTCCACCCATACCACTCATTATCCTTAAAACATTATAATTAACTCCATATATATTATATTCATTAGAAATATATCTATTTTTAGTTTCCTTACATAAACTTGTATAATTTATAAATAATTGTGCTGATTCTATCCTTGAAAAATTACATGTCCCTGAAGGTTGATGATCTTCTGGTTTTAGAGAAAATGAATAAACTGCTATAGTATCATTTGTCCAACCTTGGGAAAATTCATTAAAACTATGTGAAGCATTAAAACCTAATTCATAAACATCAAAAGAAGGTGTTGGAACTGGTTTACCAGAATGATAATCATATATTTGCTGTTGTGTAAAATATTCTAGATCTCTTTCAGTAAATCTATCTAATCCATTTAATTTAATTTGGTATTTTATTGGATTATCATAATATCCATTTGATCCATTTTTATCATAATGACTACCTAATAAATTTTCTTGAAATCCAGACTGTTTATCATATTTTGCTGTCCATATTAGTTCTTTAATAGGATGATTAAATTTAATTTCAAAATAATTTATAGGTTGAAAAATATCACCCAAAGGACCTTTAATATGTTGATGTTGAACTTGTTCAATTAAGTATTCATGACTTATTTGTGCAAATCTCCTACGTTCATCAGAATCTAAATAAATATAATTAGCCCATAATTCATTTTTATATAAATTAATTCCAGCATTACCATTTACACCATTTACACTTAAAGCTGCTTTATTTACATCCATTATAATATCAACATCATGATATTGAAGAGAAACTAATGGTAAAGATACACCAGTAGACTTACAAAACCAAAATCTTAATGGAACAATAGCATTAAATTTTACGGTTGGTTTAAAATTATTAATTTGAGAACTATTTACTTTGATACTATTAAAATCAAAATGACACATACCACCACTTTTAGACATTTTTTGAAATTTAGTACCTTCCATTGTTCCAATATTACCAATAACACCGTCATTATTATTTTCAGTAAGTTGAGAATATATTTCTAACCATTGACCTGTTTGACAATCTATTTTCATGCCACCAATATTACATTGTATAGTATCAATAATATTATGTGTTGGATTCCATATTACTTGATTATTATTTGTTAAATTCGTTATTGTGATATCTTCTCCTTCTGGTAATATACAAGGCCACTTATCTATACCATTATCATTCCCACTATTATTATAATATGAACAATCCATAGTCATATTTAAATATAAATTAGAAACCATATCAGCATTCTTACTAATTTTCCAAGTAAATCGTTCAATATTATTTAAATTATCTTCAACTATACCATCATTTCCTTCCCATATTTGTTGAACAGATTCTATAGAAAAATTTGTATATCTTCTATAGACAACTTTAAAAAAAGTTACTTGTGGATTCCCGGTTAAATATATATCTTGTTCCCCATGGGCAACTAATTGCATTAATCCGCCAGTCATATATAACTTATAATTATTATTTATTTATATTAAAAATTTAATTACTATACGCTAATCCCCCCATACCACTCATTATCCTTAAAACATTATAGTTAATAGCATATATATCATATTCATCACAACAGCAATGATTATTATCACCCACTTGGACATTTGGTGCATTATTAATAACTAATCTAGCACTATCTATTCTTGAAAAATTACATGTTCCTGATGGTTGATGTTCCTCTGGTTTTAGAGAAAATGAATAAACAGCAATAGCATCGTTAGATGCTTGTCCTAAACCAGTCTGTAGTATAGCCTGTTTATATTTATCTTGTTCTATTGTTTGTATAGCTAGTGGTGGTGCTAATTCTTCTTGCTTTTGTGTAGTGTTATTTGAATTAAAAGATATTGAAGGTTCATTATCAGTAATACATGGAATATCTTCAATTGTATAAGAATCTCCTGATCCAACTGGTGTTCCTGTATGATAATCATATACTTGTTGTTTAGTATAATATTCCAATGGTCTGGCACTCATCCTTTCTTGACCATTTAATATTAATTGATATGTAATATTATTGTTTTGTAATTTATCTAAATAATAATCATCTGTCTTATAATTTGCTGTTCCACCTGGTAATCTACCAAATAACCCTGTTCTATCATTTTGACCACCAGTCCATATAATTTCTTTAACTGGATGATTAAAATTTAAATTTAAATCACCACCAGTATTTAAAAATTTTTGATGTTGAATTTGTTCAATTAAATATTCATGACTTACTTGAGCAAACCTTCTCCTTTCATCTGTGTCTAAATATATGTAATCGGCAAATAATCTATTGCATTCATATTCTAATTTATTTCCTAAACATAAAGCATTATTATCGGTAGCATCTTTCTTTAATACTATGTTAACCTTAACTTCATGATATTGTAAAGCTATTAAAGGCAAAGCTAACCCAGGATTTATACAGAACCAAAATCGTAATGGAACATAAGCATCAAATTTAGTATTAGTATCTTCATTAATATCATCAAGTGATATAACAATAGCATTTGATTGTCCAGAACCAACTTTATCAACTACACTTCCAAAACTTGTTACAATCACACCACCACCTCTAGACATGTTTTGGAATTTAGTACCCGTATTAGGTCCAACTATTCCTAAATTACCACCACTATTTGGTTCTGTTAATTGAGAATATACTTCCATCCATTTTCCAGATTGTCTATCAATCATTTGTCCCCCTATTTCAACTTCAACAAGTTCTATACCTGTATGTGTTGGATTATATACAAAAGCGCCACCATTCTTTATAATTTGTTCAGAAACATTATTCTTACTTTCCTTTGTATTTATAACATTAATAGTTTGTTGTAAATATAATTTATAGACTAAATCACCATTTCTACTTATAGTAGATGTTGCTCTACCACATAATGCGTCGCCACACCAAACTTGTTCAATAGACTCCATTGAAAAATTGGTATGTCTTCTATAAACTGTCTTAAAATATGTTATTTGTGGATTACCTGTTAAATATATATCTTGTGCACCATAAGCAACCAATTGCATTAATCCTCCACCCATTATAATACTATTATAAATATTATAATATTAAAAAATATTATGTTAAAAATTTAAATTACTTAGTAATTAATACTCTAGTTAAATTACTTAGTTGCTGTAGGCAAGACCACCCATACCACTCATGATACGGAGGACATTGTAGTTAATAGCATAGACATCATACTGGTCGCAGCAGCAGCAGTTCTTGCTACCAACTTGGACATTAGGCGCGCCATTGATGACGAGCTGAGCATTGTCAATTCTCGAGAAATTGCAAGTTCCAGATGGCTGGTGTTCTTCAGGTTTGAGGGCAAACGAGTAAACAGCAATGGCATCGTTGGAAGCTTGACCTGGACCAGTCTGCTGGGAAACAGCCCATACAGCGCTGTTCTCGGCGAGCCATCCATCAGCCTCGGATATATCCGTGCAATGGGATCCCGCTTTAATAGGTTCCGAGAGTAGCCAATCTGGGCAGGTCGATGTGCGAGTGCCGGAAGCACTACCGAAAGCATAGGATAATCCACATGATGTATTGAGGACATACGAGTCACCCGAGCCGACAGGGGTACCGGTGTGGTAATCGTATACCTGCTGTTTGGTGAAGTATTCTAATGGTCTTAGAGACATACGGTCGTGACCATTTAATTTAAGCTGGTAGGTTACACCAGAGCCAGGTCTTCCATTAGCTCTGTAGTAATCGTGTGATTCATAGTCAGCTGTGCCACCCGGTAGGATACCGAATAGACCAGTTCTGTCATTCTGGCCACCAGTCCAGATAAGTTCCTTAACGGGGTGGTTGAAGTTGAGGTCAAGAGAGCCACCAGTGTTTCTGAAGTTCTGGTGCTGAACCTGTTCAATGAGGTATTCGTGGCTTACCTGCGCGAAGCGGCGTCTTTCATCAGTGTCTAAGTAGATGTAGTCAGCATATAGTCTGTTGCAACTATAAATGATGTTGTTTCCTTCGCATAGAGCCTGGGCGCTAGTGGCCTGCTGTTTCATCGACATAATAACTCTGACTTCGTGATACTGTAGAGCAATTAATGGTAGAGCTAGACCAGGGTTTCTGCAGAACCAGAACTGAAGAGGTACGTAGGCATCGAATTTAGTTCTGATAACTGATTCACCAGCGTTTCCTCCGTTTGGAGCTTGTCCTGGGTAAGCCGTGCCGCCGACCCCGCCTAGCGCATCAACAACAGCCTTTGCTTGTCCAGATCCAACTTTGTCAACCCATCCACCGAGAGAAGTGACGACACAGCCACCACCTCTAGCCATATTCTGGAATCTAGTTCCGGAGTTAGGGCCAACAACACCTAGAACACCAGCATCATTCGGCTCAGTTAACTGAGACCAAACTTCCATCCATTTTCCAGATTGTCTGTCAATGCACTGACCACCAATTTCAACTTCAATCATGTCAATACCAGTGTGGGCCGGGTTGTATACAACAACGCCTCCATTTTCAATGCCATCGGCACAGCAATCACCACCACCTAGAGTATTTGCTAACGCCTTGCAGGTAGTCTGTACCATAGCAGTTTGCTGTAGATATAATTTATGGACTAAATCACCGTTTCTTGAAATAGTCGCCGTGGCGCGGCCGCATAGAGCATTGCCGTTCCAAGTCTGCTCGATCGATTCCATCGAGAAGTTAGTGTGTCTGCGGTAGACAACTTTGAAGAAAGTAATTTGAGGGTTACCTGTTAGGTAAATGTCTTGAGCGCCATAAGCTACGAGCTGCATTAATCCTCCTCCCATTATTTTATACTTATACTTAGAAAAAAATTTTAAATAAATTAATACGCGGATTATAACTCGAACCCCAATGAAGAAAATCCAGACATAATTCTTAATATATTATAACTTACACCATATATATCATATTCTATACAACAATCGCCTACATCTAATGGAGCATTTTCAATATGTAAACATATATTATCTAACCTTGAAAAATTTGTAGTCCCACTTGGTTGATGTTCGTCTGGCTTAATAGCAAATGAATATACTGCTATTGTATTATTTGATGCTTGACCTGGTCCTATTTGATTTAATATTGCATCCCATGGTGATTTTCCAGGTAAATAATATATCCCACTTACACTTACTTCAGTATCTGAATTACTTGAAGATATAGCATATTTTAAACCATATCCTTTACAATCTCCATCTTTTAAAAGAACATACGATTTACCACTACCAACCGGTGTCCCCTTATGGTAATCATATACTTGTTGTTTTGTATAATACTCCAATGGTCTTGCACTCATGCGATCTATTCCATTCATACTTATTTTGTAATTTACTGAATCAGATTTACCACCTATTCTATAATAATCATTTGTTTGATAATCTGTTGAACCACCTGGTAATAAACCAAATAAACCAGTTCTATTATGTTGACCTGCTGTCCATATTATCTCTTTAACATTATTACTAAAATTTAAGTCTAGATTTCTTCTTTCATTATTTATAACAGTTTCTTGTACTTGTTCTATTAAATATTCATGAGTTGAATTATAGAAACGTCTCTTTTCATCACTATCTAAGAATATATATCCAGCATATAAATCATTCTTTTCAACACTTATGTATGAACCATAATTATCTAAATTATTATTATTTAATGCTTCTTTTTTAAATCTCATCTTAACACTGACTTCACTATTATCTAAACATACTAATGGAATAACACTGCCAATATCTTTACAAAACCAAAATCTTAATGGAACATAAGCATCGAATTTTGTTTTAATTGGACAATTAATAATGCCAGAATTATTTGCTATACTTATTAAAGCATTTTTTATTGTTTCTGAATGACCACCACTATATTTATCTACTAAATTCCCGATTCCATTTACTACTACACCGCCACCCCTAGCCATATTCTGAAATCTAGTTCCATTATTTGGTCCAACACATCCTAACATTCCTGCACTATTTGGTTCATTTAATTGAGCATAAACTTCCATCCATTTTCCAGATTGCTTATCAATACATTGTCCTTTAATATCAAATTCAACATAATCTATAGCAGTATGGGTTGGATTATAAATAAATACACCTCCATTATTTTTAATATTACTAAAACAAGTATTAGATATAGAACCAGATACTGCTATCTCTGATAATCCATTAAATACATCTGCTATGTGAGATACATTTTGCATTACTGATAAAGTTTGTTCTAGATATAATGTTTGCAATAAGTCCCCTGATTTAGATATAGTGCTTTTAAATTCTATATCCGATGTTAGTGAATTACCATTCCATATTTGTTTAATGGATTCTGTAGAAAAATTAGTATGTCTTCTAAAAACTGTTTTAAAATATGTTACCTGAGGGTTACCTGTTAAAAATAAATCTTGAGCTCCGCTTGCTACTAATTGCATAGTCCCCCCTCCTCCACTTGGCATATAACTAATATATATTATATTATAATTCATATTATATTACGAGTTTAATTGCTATACGCTAATCCCCCCCATACCACTCATTATCCTTAATACATTATAATTAATAGCATATACATCATATTGATCACAACAACAATCAATTTTACCTCCAACTTGTATATTAGGAGATCCTTCAATTACTAATCTTGCATTATCTATTCTTGAAAAATTACAAGTTCCAGATGGTTGATGTTCTTCCGGTCTTAGAGAAAACGAATATACAGCAATAGCATCCGTTGACCCTTGACCCACTGTTGCATTGTATATTTTTGTTTTATAAACTGTATCACCTCCAGATGTTGGTAATTGTGTTGATATAGCTTCTGGTCTTAATAATCTCCCTAAACCATTAACAGGATTTGTTTCTGGGTAAAAATTAAGTGTCATGTCTTTAGTTTTTATCATATTATTAAAATGTTCGACATTGTTAATATTGTTTTGAAAATCTTGATTATCTGGACAAGGATAACCTGTGGCTGATCCATTTGGAAGTTCTTTATTTTCTAAACATACCTCTTTTAGTTTGCTAACCATGTCTTGATATAAACTATATTTAGCACCATTTTTATAAATAGGGTATGGGTGTGTTTCAGAACAATTTTTAGCGAAAGAACTTCCATAAACACCTTCAAAAACAGGCCATCCAAAATAACTATATTTTTCAGGTATATCAATAAATTTTCCCCAAGATACATGACACTCTGCTTCCTTTATATCATCCCATTTCTCATTAAATAAATTTGAACCAACCCATTGAGTGTCTGAATTTAAATCGGTTAATGTAACATATTGGGGACTTCCAGTAGAATTGCCAGCAGTTTCTATTTTTGTGATACCTAAGTGTTCAGCAAGGGCACCCAACCCTGAACCACTTGAACAACTACAATTTTTTAAACTATTTAATGATGGATAAGCATCAGTATCTAATTACCTTAAAAAAGATTATTAAATAGTATTACTACTAAAATACTTTCTCCAAAAGTTAACGGTTTAAATTCACCACTGTAACCCATATTATTTCTAAGAACAGGGAAAACCTTATTATATGACCACTGGACTAGTAATACTTTTATAAAAAATATTACTACAATAGTAAAAAATATACCAGAACTATTAAAGTTCATTGATTTTTCTAGTTTTTTGCTAGCTGCTCCTCCAAGCATAGTTAACATGTTATAATATGATAGATATTTTAATTTATTTATATTTTTCCATTTTTCCATATAATTTTTTATCTGTTTCTAAATATTCTTCAAATATTTTATTATTTTCTTCTAATGATGATTCATTTAAATCTAATACTTGTTTTACTGGATTCATAATTTGATTCGTTATATAAAATCCATAATCAATTGTTAGTTTATTCTTTTCTATATATTCTGGATGTTCTATACGATTTCCTTGAAGTATTGATTTTTTTCTATCTTTGCCTTTGTTCTTACCACTCTTATATTGATTATTTCTATCAAATACTATATCATAATCAATAATATCTACATAAGCATATGGAATTCTATCATTAGATTTTGGCTTATTACCTGGATCTCTTTCAGCAATTCTATCTGCTAATACTTTATGTGCCACACCCTTTGGATTTTTATAATCTGCCCTCAATGATTTTGATATTATAAAATAATTTATAGGAAATCCCCCCTTACTTATATCTAATAATGTGTTCTTTAACCATAATAATGCTTCTCGAAAATTGTGGTCAACCATAATTTTTTCAATAATATTACCAAATACATATTTTACAATTGGTGCATTATCTCTTCGTTTCATTACTATACCCATCGATGTTCTTTTAAAGTTCTTATTATCTACATCTTTTTCCCATTCATACTTATCTCCAATATATCTCTTCTTAGATATAAGAATAAATGGAAAGAATGTTTTTTCATATTCAAGGTTTTGTGGTTTCCTTAATGTAGCATCTACAAATTCACCTGCTTCTATACCACATCTAATACAATGTTTTAATAATTCATCTCCTTTTAGAGTATTTCCATTTAAATCTTTCCTTGAAAACTTAATAAATACAGAATCTGTATCGCCATATATAATATCAGGTTCTTCATAACCTTTATCTTTAGCCCAATCTTTTACACCATTTTCAGCATCATCAATTCTCTGTCTCCCGACAGATGTTGTACAAGCTGCTATCTTTTTCATATATATTGTGCTTGTTCTAGCACCTAATTGACCATATACAGAATTGGCGGTTACTTTATAAGCTAACTGTAAACCATCTAATACCTTCTTTTTACTTTCAGATACACCTGGCTCTTTAATTCGTTTTCTCGTAGCTTTCCTAGCATCTAATACAGATTGTAATACTAAAGGAATAATACCTTGTGATGAAGGAATTATATTGCCTTTTTCATCTTTCTTATTTTTAATAAAATGACATGTAACTTTATCACCTGTTTTAATTTTCTTAATAGTTTCACCTTTCTTTTCCATTTTATAATCATCGTAATGTATAGTTTCTATATCTTCATCGTATTTTGTATAAATTTTATCTTTATCATAATTTGTAATATTTAATTCTGGATTTAGAGCGGGTTTAGTTTTTAGATAATCTAAATAAGCTTTATCAGTCACATATTTATCTTGTGAAAAGTTATTTTCAATGATACTAGATGGATATAAAGATGCATAATCAAGAACTACAATTGGATCCTCTTCATAAATCCCTGTTTTTGGATCTAATACTACAGCTCCCTCAAATCCACCATCATCTTTAATACTCTTTAATGTTGGCATTCGGGTATTATATTCATTACAAGCTTTTGAGACAAATGATGTAACCTTTATACCCTGACCTCGCAAGAATATATATGAAAATGGAACATAACATACATTTGACATACCAATATTATTGGGAATCATATCCAATAAATTAATTAAATGGATACATAATTCACAATCCATAATACAATATTTTGCTACTTTTGCCCTACCTGCTGATCCACCTTCTTTATGTAATCTAAATATTTCTTGTGGTGGAACATCGTCTTTATTCATACACCATTCAATTTTATGTGGTTTATATTTTTCAATTTCTTTGCTAATTACAATATCTAATGGTATAATTACCTGAATATGCTTATTTTCAACATTTGGGTCATCTAGTAATTTAAATTTCATACCATTTAGCAGTAAAGTTTCTCCAATATTACTATGAACATTTATAGTTATATAATCTCCTTTCTTTAGATGACCAATTGTATTTGTCTTAAATATAAATACCTTATAATCATTATCACCATCTATCCATGAACAATATTTCCTTTTCTTTTGTAATTGACCATATTCAGCTTGTAATATATTACCTCTCATGAAATAAGATGATACATTATCTAATTTATATGATTCTAAATTATGACCTTTCTGTATTTCTTTAACAACATCAAACAATACTCTTCCATCCATATTAATATACTTTAAATCGTTAGATCCTAAAGCAGATGATGTTAAATTTTTATTAATTAATTTACATACTTTTGAATAATGCTTTGGTTCATATACACCCTTATAATTTGGTACATCTCGCAAATAATTACTAGATTTAGTATTAATTCTTCCTAAATTATAGAAATTTTTATATAACAATTTATTCTTTTTCTTATCTTTCTTATATAAATATTTAATGCGTTCTTCAATATAATTAAAATCAAAACCAAATATATTATAACCTGTTATAAAATCTGGATTTTTTTCATTTATTAAATCTTTCCATCTTAAAAGTAATTCTTCTTCAGATTCACAAGGTTCTACAATAATATCATATTCGTCTAGACTATCGCATATATCGCCCTCACTTTCGTCAGTTTTAATAACTTGTATATGTCTTTCATATTTCCCTGTCCCCATATGGTAGAAGACTGTTCCAATTTGGATTATTGGATCACTTTTTATAATAATATCTCTTCCCGATTCATTAACTAATCCACTATCTAAGAATATGTGTATTTTCTTAATTATTTCATTTCTTGATTTGTTTTCCATACTTGAATCCATATTTTTTACAAAATCATCAGTTAAAAATTCTAAATTATTGATTGAATCTTCTGATACTGGTCCATTAATAATATCAACATATGTTATATTATCTGAATGTTCTCCATCTTTTTTAAAAGCACTAAATACTAAACTTCTAATATACTCTTTTTTTATATCTATATCTAAATCCATATCTAACATTTTAAGCCATTCAATATATGTATCATATATTTCTGTACTCAATGATTTTAAATCTTTTTCTGCTCTTGGAAATTCTCCAGTTAAACTATCACATTCTATATCAAAAGATGCAATTACTAAATTGCTCATATTATCATTGTCTATTGGTTCAATATTTTCTATACCACAATTAATTTCATAATCACATTTAAATGTTTGATTATCAGAATTTGTTTCTATTATTGCTTTTTTCCTCTTCCCGCCTCGTTTTGTTTTAATTCTAATCCAACCAGATGGTTTAATATTAGTTTCATGAATAAATCTAATAATTGGATGAATATTTGCTTCATATAAATTAGAATCACATTCTTCTGAACATATATCAACCCATTCTTGAATCTTTGATTTATTCTTTTTTTCTACTAGTTTTTTGAATACTTTTACTATTTCATATTTATACTTTGAAAATGATCTATAATTATTAAATGTTAACTTAAAAAACTTATACTTTTTTTGACATTCATTTTCATGGTCCCATTCATATCCATAGAAATCTATATTATGGACAGATTTTTCTACTTCGCAAGGGTAATATTTACTATTAATATTCAATGTAGTATCATATTTAAACTTTGGATTTAAGAAAATTTTCTTGAAATAATCTCTTGTCCATGATTCTGGAACTTTTACATAAAAGTAAGGTTTAAATCCAGCAACATTGCATACTATATTTTTATCATTAATTGTTTTACCATATATAGTAATATTAAATTCATCTGGCAAATTTTTTGTTTCATTATTTGGTATATCGTCTGATTGTATATCTAATATATGTATATCAAAAATCCCGGTTTCTTCATTAATCATAAATATATTAGAATATTATATTATTAATCTTAAATAGTAGATTTTTCAAATTTATAATATACTTATATTTATATGAAAGAAGTTACAATTTTTTTATTATTAATAATTATTGTTGTAATTGCAATTAATTATTATATTAAGAATAAAGAAATTACTCTTGTAAAGTCTAATATTGATGGCAGGAGTTATAGAGTTAGTGAGGCACCCGATAAACAAGAAATAGCTGATTTATTAGCCAAAATAAATAAGAATGTTATCAAATTATTAGATTCTTTAAAAAATAGTAAAGATGAAAGATTTATACGTCTTATAGATAGATATAAACCAGATTCTCTTGTAGAAAACTTAGACAATAAATCTTATAAAGCTTATTCGCTAAATAAAGGTGAAGAAATTTCTTTATGTTTAAGAAATACAGATAATTCTATTATTCGGGATATAAATACGATTATGTTTGTTTTATTACACGAATTAACCCATGTAATGACAAATGAAATTGGCCATACAGATAGATTTTGGGAAAATATGGATTTATTATTAAAAAAAAGTGAAGAAGCTGGTATATATACACCAGTTGATTATTCTAAAAGTCCCGTAAATTATTGTGGTATGAATGTTAATAAAAGTCCTTATCGTTTTTAAGTTTTTTTTATAATGTTAATAATATATAGATATGTCTAATCATAAAATTAAATTTAATATTAATAAATTATCATCCATAGAAATTGTTGATGATGATACTATATTTAACCTTTTAAGCAAAATATGCTTAGAATATAACAAAACCTATGAAAATAATATAACACCTGATTTCTTATATGTATATGATAAAGATGGTCCAATTAATTTTAAATATACTAATACGGATATTAAATATGATATTGATGATCAAACTATAGATGAAATATTTTATAACAATGGTAAATCATATCGTCAAGATATAGATGATATAGATACTAAACTTATACATTCTAAATTTAAAAAAAATACTGATTTAAATTATGTATGTTTGTTAGATATTTTAAAAGAAGAAGAAGAGGATTATACTCCAGAATATTATTATAGTTTTATTAAAAAATATTGGCCAAATATAAAAAAAGAAAATAGTATAAAAGAATATATTAAATTATCTAAATCACCTGAAAATAAGAAATATATTAAAAATATAGAAACTATTGAAGAATGTAATAATAACCAAATTATTAAATTTATAGATAATTCTCCCGATAATTTAACAGGAAATAAGAAATATACATATGTTGATATAAAAAATACAGGGAATACAGATATTAATATAATTAAATTATTTTATGATTTATCTGCAGATAAAAATGTTCCATTTATAAAATTAGTATTAAATGGATATACAGATTCATTTTATAAATTATATGAAGAAGATATTGAAACCAATAATATTTCAAGAGAACAATATGAACAATGGATAAGAGGCGATTATATTTATGTTAAAAATTTCATTAGACATAAAAATTATACAAATACATTAATTATTGTTATAAAAGTCGAAAATGAATATGTATCTCTCGAAATATCCAAAAATGGAGACATACATGTTATTATTAAAGATAAACAAGAGTTAGATATATATACGAATGCTATTAACAAATATATAAAAGATAATATTGAAGACAATATATATGGTAAGATAACAAATATTGATAAAAAAGCAATTAATAATGATTTTGAAAAAATAGAAATAGATTTAGAATATAATAAGAATAAGTATGATTTAATAAATAATGAAGGAATTCAAGATATGTTTTTATATAAAAGTAGAATAGAAACATTTTTAAAAAATAATAACACATATGTAGATTTAGATGATACAAATGAAGATAACAATATTATTAATATTAAATATAAAAGAGTAGATGATTATTTTAAAATAGATAATATTCAAGAACAAATAATAAAATTATATAATGATAAGATTAAAGGAAATGAATTTATTGCAGATATGAAAGAAATAAAAAAAGATATTAAAGAAGTAATTGTTGAACAATTTATGATTGAACAAGTAAAAGCAACAGAAATTGTTGATGATATGTTACAAGATTTAAATAAAAAGAAAAAAATAGATAAATATGAAAATGAATTATTTGTTCCATCCGGGATAAACCCTGGCGCTGATATAACATTATATTTAAGACCTAATAATGAAAGAGTATATTTTGAAGTTTCTAATATTAGTTCAGACTTTGAAATGAAAAATATTATTCGATTTTTAGATTACTTCTTATCAGAATATAGAAAAGTTGTTAAAGATGAAGTAGTCCAAGATTTTGAAAAAATAGATAAATGTGTTAATAAATTGGATAAAGCTGATATTGAAGCAAAAAGAATAGCAGAACCAACGCAAGATACTACATTAGTGCGTCAAGATACGGTTCAATTGCAAAGAATGCCTTCTTTGGAAGCAACAACTGATTTCGGTTCTGATTCTGATTCTGATTCTGATTCTGATGTTGAGGTATTTAGAGGTGGTGCAGGAACATTAAATAAAAGATTAAAAGAAAAAGATAAAGATTTATTTTCTTGGAAACAAAAGGATTATCCAAATATCCCTGTAAATCAACAATATTCTAAATTATGTCAGAATTCACATGATAGATTACCTGTTGTAGTTACTAATGCAGAATTACAAAATATTAATGAATCAGAAGAATTGGGTTCTGGTAGAAAGTCATATGGTAAAGTATTAAAAGTTGGTTCAACTGAAGAAAAGAAAGAAGAAAATAACTATATATGTCCAATTTATTGGGATACTAGAAAAAATCTTAGTTTAGATCCTAATAATTTACCTGAAAATATTGAAGAACTTATTAAAAATAAAGATGTCATTAAAAGGAAACATAGTTATTGGAGGACTGCTGGCAATGATGTATCTAAATATGTCCCTGTAGATACTAGTAAGATAGAAACACCATGGATACATCCTAAAAAATATGGTATGCCTTGTTGTTTTGATACAAGAGTTAAAGAGAAAAAAGAAAAGATTGTAAAAGAAATAAAAAAATCAGAAATAATAAATTATTTAAGACAATTTCCAGAAGAAAATTTTAATAATGAATTACCAAAAAAATACAAAAATACTGAAATAAACCAAGATTTAGAGAGATTTTTAAATAATGATATATCTAATGATATAGTTAAATATAAAGAACAAATAAAAAAAGCCATTAAGAAAAAAGATTTTAAAGAATATGAGAAATTGCTAGAAAAAGAATTAAAAAGAACTGAATTAATTATTAATGATATAGATTGTAAAGATATTTATAAACAAAAGAATACATTTGGGTTTAACTCAATAAAATTTAATGGTATATTTAATTTATTGGTTAGTATTATTAATATAGATTATGGAAATAAAATTTACGATGAAGAAGAAATAAAAGGATTAATTAATAATGTAGAATCATATTATACTAATAATAAAGAAGAAATATTAATTCCATTTAATAAAGTTAAAAATAGTATAGAGGAACAAATACGAATTGCTAATAAAGAAAAAAATTTAGATAAATATAATTCAGAAAATATATATAAAATTAATTATATTTTCTTACAATATTTATTAAAGAAATATAATATTACTGATAAAGAAGGGGAATCAGATTATGATAATTTTATAGTATTATTAGATAATAGAGGATTCAAAAGTGGAAAAACTGTAGTTGAAGCAGTTGATGATAATTTTAACATGATAAAAATAGCAAACAAAGATATATGGAAGAAAACAGCATATGGATTGCCATCTACAATAAATGAACCAACCGATGGTAAGATTGTACATAAAATATTTTCTAAATATATAGATAAAGTTAAAAATATAGATGGATTACCAACTAGTATAAGTGTTCAAAAATATATGAATGATAATTTCTCAAAAGATATGTATTTTATTTTTAGAGAATTATATGAAAAATGGAAAGGTAATGAAAATATAACTAAAAGTATAATAGAAAAAACTACAGAATATACTAAAGATGGTAAAAAGGGAAATGAGATACCTGCAGATATATTAGAAAAGTTTAGAGAAAAAGATTTTAGAGACATGCTCGATGCATATTTTACATATTATAATTCATTTAGTGATATTATGGCAAAAATATATTATGGTTATGATATGAAAGAATTACGTATAGATATTCAAAATCTTTTTATTAATCATAAAAAATATAAACGTATAAAAAAATTAAAAGAAGATTTAATTAAAAAATTGAAAGATAAAAAGAATAATATATTATATAGGAAAGCTGGTGGTGGTGAAATATATAATGCTTTTAATATTAATGATAGAAAATCTATAGAAAATTATATAAATTATATTAATGATGATATTGATCACGATGATAAATATATTTTACCCATAATAATGTATTTATACAAAGAAACAAATTATGTGATTTTTGAAGAATACAATGGTAGTTTAAAAATAAAAGTTCCCTTTGATTTATTTTGGGGGATAAATGAAGATGATAAATTTACTTTAATTCTAAAAAATACAAATGAGTATAGTCTCTTATATTATAATAGATTAGAAGAAGAAGATCGCTATAAAAAAGCTTATGAGAAAGGTTATGAAGACGGTAATGAAGGTATGCCCTATGATGAAGTCGGATATGACCCAGATGGATATGAAGAAGGTTATAATGAAGGTGAAATAAATAGAGGACAATCGGGGGGTTTTAATACTACAGATAAACAATGGTGGGATAATATTATTAAAAACAAAAATTATATTATAAACAAAGGCACCGATAATACATGTTCACAAAAATGGTTAAATGAAAAAATAGAAAAATTATATACAGATATAGAAAAAATACAGAATAGTTATGAAGATAATATTCCTGAAAATATATATTTATATGAAGATTTGTATATAAAAAGTTTTAAAAATAAAAAATATTATATAAATTCAAATAATAAAGTGACACATATTATTAATGATAAGAATGGATTTTTCCCTATTTACCCATGTAGTTTAAATAGAATTGAAGATATTAATGAAAATAATATATTATTTTTTAAAGATTTAAATGCAGAAAATTCAAATATAAGTTATAAACATATTAAGGATAAAAAGAATGGATATAAACCAATTGGGTACATTGATGATGGTAAAATAAAGAATGTATTATTTGAGAATAACACATATATACGTATTAAAGGTATTCCAAAAGATGGAGAAAAAGATATTATTGGATATATAGATTTATTTAAATTAGATGATGAATTAGGTAAGAATAATAAAGAAAGGATTATAGAAGATAAAATTATTAATAATATTAAAGCATATTATAAATTTAAAGATGAATTATTAAAAAAAATACTTAATGAAAAACTTGTTAAACCTCCAGATTTTGATAAATTAATTGTTACAAAGGACCCTGATAATATAGATAAAATCTATAAATCATTTGATAAAACAGATCAAATAAAAGAACATTTATATAGATTTATAGATTTATTATATAAATTTGGTTGGCCATCATATGATAAAGAGAATTATTTAGAATATATTTATATTGAACCTTCGGATTTAAAAGATAATATTAAAGAAGGTGAACTATATTTTGAATATAGTGAATATGAAGATATTGATGCACAAACGGATAAAGAAAGAAAAGAAAATAGTATTTTAAATAAATATTATAATAAAAAAAATAAATATTATAGATCTCTTAAATTATATAATGATGATAAAAGCGATGACTATGATAATTAATCTACATCATATTCGTGCATAGATTTATTAATTTGCTCTAAATTTTCTTGAAATAATGCAAAAAATATAAATATAGCATATAATTCTGGGATATTATCTAAGTATGTTTCATTTGAAATTATATAATCTTTGGGTAATTCTGGACCAACATAAAAATCTGACATACTTAAATAAGCATCAGAAAATCCAGATATAAGTTCTTTATATTTATCATTTTGTATTTGATATTCCCTTTCTTTTCCATCATACATTGAATATTTAATTTCCTTTGTTTGTTGTGTTATATCTTTATCACATATATTAGTTATTGTTTGTTTTAATTCCTCATTTAGTTTATCTTTTTCTATTTCGATATCATTTAATTTTTTTGTCATAGATTCAATGTCAAATACCATTATTATATATACATATTTAAAAGTAAGTTATTTATAAATAATTAAAAATGACAGAAGAAACAACTATAATTAATTTAGAAAATTCCCATGAAAAATTTTTAGAATTTATTAAAAAGAATGATATTACCATTAATAATTATGAAGAAGATATGAAAAATTTATATCTAAAGATGCTTCTAAATGGTTATAGATTTATATGTAATCGGGAAATATTAACAGATATTATGATTGATATTGCTTATATGCTTTCTCCCAAAGATGAATTAAATAGTGAAATGGTTAAAAATACATTAGGGACAATGGAATGTGATTCCGACTCAGATTCAGATTCAGAGCCAGAAATAGATGAATTGCAGATAAGAAGATTAAATAGAAAGCAGCAACAGATGAAGCTTAAGGGTCAAGGTCAACATATGAAAATGCAATAAATATAAATATAAATAATTTGAAAAAAACATTTAAAGATTAATTATATACTTTAAATTGATTAATTATGGAGAATTTACGGATATCTACTATGACTGCTGTATGTAAAATTTCTGAAGAGATAAAATTAGATAATTTATATAATTCTATAAAAATAAATGATGTAATTAAGTATGTTCAATATAAAAGTGATATGTCAAAGGGATACTCTGAAAAAGCTTTAAAAAAAACTAGAAAAAAAACTGTTAGAAAAATGTTCTTTAATCAGATAACAATCCATATATTTAATAAAAAACTTATCAATGTAAAGGTATTTAATAATGGTAAAATACAAATGACTGGGTTAAAAAACTCAGATCAAGGTAAGGAGACTATAGATGTTCTTATTCAAGAACTAAGTAAACTAAATAATAAAGAAACACCTATATTTGAAGGAGATCTTAATATTAGTGATTACGACATTGTATTAATTAATAGTGATTTTGATATTAAATATAAAGTTGATAGGGAAAAATTACATAGGGATCTAATTAATTTAGGTATTTATTCTTCTTTTGAACCTATTATGTATCCAGGTGTAAATATGAAATATTATTTTAATACAGCCTTTAATAATAATGGAGTATGTAATTGTACAAATATATGTAATGGAAAAGGTAAAGGCAATGGTGATGGAGATTGTAAAAAAATAACAATTGCAATATTTAATAGTGGGAAAATTATTATTACTGGTGGGAGAAGTGAACCCCAAATTGTTGAAAGTTATAATTATATATATAATTTATTAAAAAATAAAGAAAAATATATTGTATAATTTATAAATATTAATATAATATATATTATATTATATGAAAGCCAGTGTATTAGTTTTAATAGTTGTAATATTATTTTTTATAATGTATTTACAATCTAGGAATAATAGTCCATACGAAATGATATTTGAAGATAATATACGCGTAAATACTTTGAGAAATAGAAATTTATTAAGGTCAGATTCATTTGTAGATCCAAAAGATTCAATGATTCATATATTTGAACAAATGTCATCAAAAAATAAAATTAAATTGCACGGGGACTGTAATACTTCAATCTATACCAGAAACACATTACCAGAAAATAAGAATGTTTATATCATCGATGTAATGAGTTTAATTATTCAACATATTAAATTTTTAGATAATCGTTTAGATTATTATTTAAAGAAAATTGATCAAGTTTATGAACAAATTGATATTCATGGAAATAAAAGATATGTTGTTGTAGCTTTTATTTATGATATTAGAAATTATTATACATTAAAGATATTTACTGATTTTGTTAAACTAAATAATAGAAATGAAGTTATTATTAATTCAATCGGAAACCAATTTAGCTCTAATTATAATATATTAAACAGATATGATTTTACAATATTCTCTAAAGGATTTTTACAAGATTCTAATATGTTTAATAAAGATGTAATATCTATATTAGAGGAAAATTATAGAAAATATTCTAGATTAATAGGTATTAATAATACTAGTTTAGAAAATTCTGTATATATGATAAATAGACATGGGTTAAATAATAGTAATTTAGATGATTATACTAGAGAATATTTTCCAGAAGGCATGCCACAAGTTGAATTCGGACCATTCTGTAAGAAACATATGAATGATTGGGATGGTGCCGGTGTTAAATTAGAAAATAAAAATATCCCTGCAGAATGTGTATCAAATAATAATTCAACATTACTTAAATTAAATAGACCTTATTTTGCTCCCGGAGTTGTCACACAAAGGGTTGATGATAATGCTTATTCTTGGTTAGCTGATCCGGGTAGAGGTGCTAATGGACCTTCAACAGTTTTACACTGATTATGTCTACCACAGTATTCAAACCCTATAATACAATTATTATTACATAAGTTTCCTTTATTTTTACCACTTTTAAGTGTATATTTACATTTGACTAGTTTATATTCGTTCATTATATTATTTAATTGATTATTAGTATAATAATGTACATTTCTAACAGGTGCTTTTATTCCATTTACCATAGGTAATAAACCATGTGTTTTTCTACAATATGGACATTCATTTATACCCTTGGAATTACTAAAGCTTTTCATAATACATTCATAATGTGCACAATGATTACAATTCATTGTATAAAATAATTTTTTTTTAGTGTTATCACCACAAATAAAACAATTTTCTGACATATTTTATATAATACTGATATAATATTTAAAAATATTTTTAAATATTAATAATGTAATGATTATATTAAGCAACGATATCGTTGATAAAAAAAAAATTAATATTAAAATTAATCAGTTTTATTCTGATGGTTATACATTTGTTCCTTTATTATATGATAAAGAAGAAATAATAATGCAAACACCAAAATTATATACACAATATGGTATAAATAATAAATATGATAAAGATTTTATAGATTTATCATTTAGAAATATAATAAATGATAAGAGTATTGAAAATTTTAAACATAATCTAGATGTTATATATCTAAAAATAGCAAATAAATATAAAAATACTTATAAAGCTATAAATTATCTTAAATATGGAGATAAAGATATCATGATGCGTTTAAAAGTTCAAGATAACTTATTAATTTTTGATCAAACTAAAAATAAACTAGATAAAATGATAACAAATACATATGGTAATTTTTTAATTAATTTACAGGGTTTTTGGATAATAGAAAATGAAATATATTTTCAATGGTATTTATTGCAAGCAAAAATAGATATACCTATATATTTAGAAAATTATTGTTTTGTTGAAGAATATCCTAAAATAATAAAAAAACCCATACCACCACCTCCACCTTTACCTAATTTTGGAAAAAAGAAAATTACAACTTTTAAAATAATACCTAAGAAGAAAGTCGTTCAAAAAAAAGAAATTAATGTTCCTTCTCTTAATGATATTAAAAAAGCATTGAATAGTTTAAAATCTATAAATAATAATTTATTATAAACTTTTTTCTATTATATATTATAATAATGGCTAGAGGAAAATTAACAATGAAAAGATGTCCCAATGGTAAACGCAGATCTTGCCCTAAAAAGGCGAAAAAATGTACTCTTAAAAGATTAAGCGCTAAAGCTAAAACTTTTAAACTTAAAACTAAAAAGGCTTTAAATGCTAAAGCTAAGACTTTCTCCATGAAAAAAGGTGGAAAGAAAGGTGGAAAGAAAGGTGGAAATAAATCTTGCTCTATGAAAGCTGGAAAGAAACCTTGCTCTATGAAAGCTGGAAAGAAGAAAGCAAAGAAAAAGGCTGCTAAAAAAGGATCATACATTAAATTTATGAGCTGTGAAATTAAGAAAATTAAAAAGCAGAATCCTAAAATGAGCCACAAAGCTGCTTTTAAAAAGGCTGCTTCTAACTGGTCCAAATAAATAATTATTTAATTATATTCTTTTAATTATAAAATTTTATCTATTTTATATTATAATAATGGCTAGAGGAAAATTAACGATGAAAAGATGTCCTAATGGTAAACGTAGATCTTGCCCTAAAAAAGCAAAAAAATGTACTCTTAAAAGGTTAAGCGCTAAAGCTAAAACTTTTAAACCTAAAACTAAAAAAGCTTTAAATGCTAAAGCAAAGACTTTTTCTATGAAAAAGGGTAAGAAATTAAATGCAAAAGCAAAGACTTTCTCTATGAAAAAAAGCAAGAAATCAGTTGGAGGTAAAAAGAAAAAATTAAGTTTATATGAAAGAATATTTGGCAGAACACCACACCCTCCTCATCACAAAAAGAAAAAGAAACATAAACATAAACACAAGTGAGGACATGCCCATAAAAAACCCATGAAAGGTGGATGAGACGGTGCCCCCGAAAAGAAACCTAATTCACATATGATGATGGGTGGATGAGGTGGCGATATTGTAATGTAAATATATATAAAGTAATATTATTATATATATATATATATACAATCCATAATGCCTAGAAATAAAACAGGTGGTAAAGGTGGAAGAAAAGGCAAGAATGCTCCGAAAGCTAATAAAGAGCTAATTTTACCGGAAGAAGATGAAATGTATGCTCATGTAACAACTGTTTCAGGCAATGGGAGATTCATTACAATGGGGACCGATGGTATCGAAAGAACTAGTATTGTAAGAGGAAATATGAGAAAAAAGGTATGGATTAATAGATTAGATGTTGTTTTAATAACACCTTGGGATTTTGAAGATAAGAAAGCTAGTATTATCCACAAATATATGCCCGAAGAATCTAGAAAATTACAGAAAAATAATGAAATCCCTATTTCATTTACTCTTGAAGATACAAATATCTATAGTGGAGAAGATCCATTCTCTATCAGTGACTCCGATGATGAAAACATTGATTTGTTGGATGAGAATAGCGATGGTCCTGATTCTGATATAGATTTAGATGATATATAATTTTTTTTTCAATAATTACAAATTAGGTAATATAGGGTATGATTCCCATAAATATCTTTTTAATAAATGACATTCTTTTGCATTTTCTGGAAATTTACTACTATCCCTTAAACTAGTATCTTTTATTAAATTTATACTTTCATTTGGTATAACCATATTTAATTGTTCTATCGGTGTATATGGATTATTATCCCTCTCAATTTCTATTTTATCTATATTTTTTATATAATTATATAAATCAAAAAATGTAGGAGCTTCAAAATAATTGTAAGAAAATCTCCATGCTATATTTCCTTTTAAATAATAATTAATACACCAGAATAATGATTGTAAATAATTATGACATATATCATCTATTTTTTCAATTAAGATATCTTCATATGCTGGACTATAACATTTTCTAAATATATTCTCCATATAATAATTTGTCCTCCAATATTTCATTTCTCTAAATACTTCTTTTTCTTTATCTCGGAATATAACTGGTATATGATGACTAAAATCTTCTTTATCTTTTGCATTATTATACATTTTTTTAAATTTATTTTCTTGTTTATCTCTAATATTTAAAATATCTTTAATTCTATCATCCTCTCTAATAGATAATTCATGAATAAATTCTTTTAAAAAATTAATATTTATAATTTGTTCTTTTTCTTTATCTATTAAATAATAGTTTCCCTGATATTTATCACATAATACTTTGTATGTATTTATTAAGTGATCTAAACCTCTATATCTAATATTAATACTAGGTGTATGTTGTATAAAATCATTTCCAATAAAAAAACATATAAATATATAATCATTAATTAAAGATTCATTTGTTAAATTATATTCTTTTGGTTTAATATTATTTATTATTGCTTGTTTCAATTTATGTATATCTAAATATATATAATCACAATCCATTCCCTCAAAGTTATATTCAGTTCTTTCTCTAATAAGATATATATTTGTAGAAGTTGAAATCATTGATAACATAATTAAATCTGCATCTAGACCATAAATAACATTGCTGTCTATATTATTATTTCTAATATAATCAAATATCTTATGTTCTCCTTCACCTGGTTCATTGGCTGATGAAAATATTACTTTTCTAGAAAATTTATTAATATTTTTTAAAATAAATATTTCTAAGTTATTCATAAAATCTGTTCCAGGTGTAATTGCATTTGTATCCCATTCTTTTTTTTCTTTAGCAGATTTATATCTCCTTAACCTTTGTTGAATCATTTTAGGTTTAGGACAAGGTCCATCAATTGCAATAAATATAAGTTTTTTTGGATCAACTAAATTAATAATCCTAGTCATTTCTAAAAAAATTTTATCATACATGACTAATTCATCTGTTTCTCCATGACAACAAGGATGAATTAAACAATTTAAATCAAAATATAAATTATCGATTGGTATATTATCTGTTGAAGGTTTACATATATTATTGTAATCTTCTATACATGTCTTAAAATAAACTGGTATACCCATATTATATTATAATATATATATACATTACGTTTTAAGTAATTATTCTAAAAAAATTTTATATATATATATTATAAAAGAATGAGCTCACCTGAACCAGAAGCTGAACCAGTAGCTGAACCA